GTTTTTATTGCGAACTTCTTTGATCTGATATATACTGATGATAAAATTAATCTCTAGGAGGATAAAAAAATACGCTATGAAATTAAATCCAGAATGTATACGAGATATTCTTCTATATCTTGAAGAACATTTGATCATAACTAATGAACTTGAAATGAAATCAATACCTATACAAAAAATCCAACAAGATTTAGACCACTACCTGATCGGAGAAATCGCTAACACATTACTTGTCCTCACAGAAGGTAATTTCATTCTTTCAAGTTACAAATATGCTAGCAATAATATCTATATCTTGCATGTTTACCGCATAACCTATTCAGGCTATCAATTAATAGAAACTATCCGACCAAAAAAAGTCTGGGATAAGGTAAAAAGTATCTTATTGCCAATCGGATCTTTTTCCATAGATACGATCCTTCAGATTGGAACAGAGATCATAAAATCTATTTCGCTCGGAATTATAGATCGTTGACATGTTTTCTTATCATTTTAAGAACTGTTTCGTTTGTCTCATTTTCAACCATATGACCATCGAAACGCTTATAAAAATTTTTTGCATGTGTGATATCATTTGTATGATAACACCAGCCACCATTAGTATAACATTCCCACGGTTCTTTTTCACAGTCTTTTCTTCCATCACACAGATATAAAACTTTTTCTTTCACTCAAACGCCTCTCTATTGAGTTTATAAGCGACATAAGCATCCATCATAGCAGCAACCGCATCAATTTTATGCTCATACCGCTTCTTTAGCAATTTCCGGTTCCCATTGGTGTCCTCCATGGTAATACAATTTCCCATTGTAAATGTCATCAATTCCTCATCAAACAAAAGCATCCGTTCTTCTGAAAGTTTTTTTAACTCCCCCAAAGGAACGGATTCAGTCTTAACACCCTGTATCACTTTCGCAATACCAAAAGGCCCATTTTCAGCTTCCCATCGTGCGACAAACTCCTTAGCATTATAAGGATCATACCCAAAACAACGAACATCGTAATCACACTCAATAATATGATTGTCCAGATCCTCATAAACCTCCATCATATCTAAAACAGCGCCTTCCAAAACCACCAGACTGCCTTCAGCCATAAACTGATCATACTTCATCCGCATGGCTCCTGGAAGCTTCATTAAAGTCAGTGAAGAAATATAGTTTCTCGTTTTAACACCAAATGCTCCATCAGGAAGCGGAAACAAAAAAGTAAACGCACAGAAATCATCGCCTTGAGATAAGTCAGCCCCAAGAGCACAAGGCATCTGCCAGAAATTTCTTTTCCGGTGAGGCAGAGTTTCTTCATAAGTAAAATAATAAGTATACCCCTCCATAGGAAGACCAAACCGCTTTGCCAAAATATCATTCCTGGCAGCCGGAGCATTCTCAGCCCTTTCAACATCACGCTGATAAGTGTCATAAGTAACAGTCTTTCCGAGGTTAGGATTTGCTTTCAGCCACATTTCCGGATTAGAAACTTCCTCAACCGAGTCCAATTTATACCACCAAATAGAAGTATTGATCGCCTCATAATCCCCTTTGAGGATTTTCATTAACTCCATTTTGATTGTATCGCCGCTTCCATTCCGAACAGTACCTTCCGAACTGGTGGCTATAATCAGATAATCATCTACTTTCGATGCCCCCTGCTCAATAGCGCCGACAACATCCTCCCTGATATCCCCGGAAAGCCATTCGTCAACCGTAGCGATTTTACAACGCAGTCCCTGAAGTTTATCAATACTCATTGGTCGTATCTCAATAATCGAACCAGTAAAGAAATTCTCAATTCCCTTCTTTGTAGACGCCAGCTTAGTCCTGTTCGCTTTAGAACCTGTAGTATTCTGCAGAGAACCCTCCGTGAGGAATTTGAAAAGCGGCCCTCTTGCCCTTATAATAGCAGTACTGATTGGGGTCATAACTTCTTCCGCCTGTTTCATAGTCGGAGCTGTGGTAATCTGATGTGTAGTAGTGGTATCTACATTTTCGAAATACGACTGTATACAGGAATCATATAAAGACTTAGCAGCACCACGCCCAACAATAAGATACTGTTTATTAATCAGCCTCCTTTTTATTACTTTTCTAACATAACAGCCGCCATGTCCATCTGGATACGGCTCAAAAACATCCCGTTCTATAAAATAGTACCATCCTAAAGCCTGTTCTCCCCATACCTTAAAACTGTCTAAGAGATTTAAGTCAGAACCATCAGTCAGTGTGAGTTCGCTTTCACAGTAATGTATCCAACCCTCCACTACACTGTCGTCGTAATAAATATCTGGATCGGCTATCAGATTGTCAATACGGAGCATCTCCAGTTCGATCTCTCTGCATATGGGTATTTCTCCGCGAATTACGGCATCTCGAAACATGCCGTAGTATTTAGGGACGGCTGTATTTGATAATGCCATAATTTATTCACCTACTTTTTAATCAATTCTTTTATACGCGAACTATTATTATAAATTGTAAGCGCAGTTCCTGTAATGCTCCCAACTGTCGTAGCCGCTTTAATAAGTGAGTTTACATAGGATTTTCCCTTTGCAATATTACTTGGGTTTAATTTGCTGTACTGCTGCTCCATCTGAAGTCTGTTAAGCCGGCTGCGGAGTTCCTTATCGCTCATAGTTTTGTAACTATCTTTAGCATGGGCTTTCCTATAATCGTCATGATAGTTAGTAGAAGTTTTTCTTTTTCTTCCAAGCTGTGCCGGCGATCTGCGAACACCCCATTTCATACCTAAGACACCATAGTGTTGTAAACTGTTTTCCATTTTGAATTATCACCACCTTTGTTGAGTTGAAATAGATTGTATATTGTCGAATGAAAAGAACCGTGTTATGATACTATTGTTGTCCAACCGATACCCGGCAACGGGAGGAGGTGATCTAGGTGGAAATTCTTGCTTCCTTTTTGACCTCTGTTGCGGCCGGTATAGCTTGCCACTATATCTGCAAATGGTTTGATAGAGGAGATAAGGACAACAAATAGCCTAGTGGATTCTTTTACCACTATAAAAAGACAAAGAAGAACCCCCGAACTGTACGCGACTACGGTTCAGGGGTTCATTCCTTGTCCAGATGGACTTCTTGCTTCCTTTTGCCTACTGGCATTATAGCATATGTTTTTTCACTATGCAATATGTATCTTGCTGAAAACCATCGACTTTTAGCAGCCATTATAATAGAGTGCTAATATATGCATAACTTATAGACACCCTAAAAAAGCTCTCAAACAGGAAGGAGGTGATATCATGGCCAGATTAACAAACGAAGAAATCAGGAATATGTCACTCAACGAAGCTGATGTATACACCGATTTACATCCTGCCGAAGCATGGCGTTTTTCCAAAGCGCATGGACGTTCAGCAATCACTCAGACTAAGAAAGCAGCAAGTCATGGTTTCAAAACTGAGAAATTGTTTGCTGAACCAGAAACTAGACAGGTTTTCTAATCCACAAATCACCCTTGACTGTTACCAGCAACCAGAGGTGACCCCTTCTGTTTGAGAGCTTTTTTCGGATATCTTTACAAAAGAAAAGAGCCTCTGTTTAAGAAGCTCTTCTCAGTGTTTCCGGATCAATGGGGGTTGCTTTGATTTTTTATAGTTTACTTACAACATAATAATAACCTTCGTATTCCATCACTTCATAGTTATATGGTAATAACAATAAACCCTGTAAAGTTTTCCTATTAGCACCATTTATGATAATCCCATCTTCATCGTATTCGGGTTCTCCTATATCATATTGATTCTTTATTTTTTCCACATCAACGGACTTACCTTTGCTTTTAACGGTATGCTTATAATAGTCTAAATTATACCAGTCACTCATTACCTTTAAGCTTTTTTTGTCCACTTTATATAAGGATATGTATACTGTTTCCGGCTCTCTGATTTTTATATAAGGATAATCCTCTCCAAAATACTCTCTTCTTAATGCTTCTATATTGACTGAAGTTGTATATGACTCAATATCACACATATAATCTATACAATGCATGCATGAAACTTCTTTTGTTTTCTTATTGACCTTATATACCCGTTCATCATAATAATCATCTAAGGGTGGTTTCATATAATAGTACTCATCACATTCTGTCACAAATAAGAGTTTTGAAGTAAGTAATTCATCAAATGTTTCATACATTATCATGCCACTACCTTTATCTTTATACATAATAAAATTCCTATCTCTTTATTATCAACCTTAATCATTAATTTTGACTATCATCATAAACGCAAACCACCTATATCAGGGAACTCTTCCGAAATCGGATACAAACTAATCCATCTCTTCTAACCTACGGTTATCTTCTTCTATTCTCTTCTGTACCTTCATAGCGAATACTCGATCTTCATTAGATAAATAAGGAAGAATGTCCAATGTTTTTATTACTGAATCATCATATTCAAATAACGATTCAATACTAATTCCAAATATGTCACCGGTTGTTTTGTTGACTGCATCTATCCCTCCGCCAATAGGGCAAGTCTTCCTATCCCCATTCCATGTTCTGGGTTTCATATCAAATGCGTAAAAATCACCATAATCCTCGCAACTAATTATCCTACATCTGGGAATATTTGTCTGTATGATCTTACACGCTTCACTTAATGTAATCATAAAAAATCACCTTTCTCGGAGTTATCAGGGCTTTTATAATATCAGATATACAGCTACTAAATTTATTTCACTCCATAACAATTCTTAATTCTCTGCGACTTTTCTTGCAAATTCGGCATCTTCATCCGACAAATACGAAAAAATATTTATTTTTTCAGGATTGTGCTCTAACGAAAGTAAATATTCAAAATATTCTCCCGAACCAAGTTCTTTAATTTCTCCAGTATTTTTATTGACCATAATTGGACCCGAACCACAAGGAAGAGTTTCTTTTTCACCATTCCATGTTTTAGGTAATACAAAAAAACCATAAGAATCATTGTAATCTTCACAATCAACAATTCTATTTCCTGAGTAATTACTTTGTACCTTTTTACATGCTTCGTTTAACGTAATCATTTTTTCTCCTTTCTTTTTCTATTGAAAAAAATTTTTTATATTTTATACTTTTGTTACAAAATTTTCGATTAATAAATCATCAATATCTAGATTATCTAATCTTTCAAATGTTATCTCACGACTCAACATTCCTTTTGCCATACCTCCGAACCAATTATCAACATCCATCTTCCCAGTTTGAGAATTTGAAAAAGTAACAATTCCCTTTTCGATTTGCCACTTTATGTAATGGCCATATTTTGTACCAGCTCTATTCATCTTAAAAATACCAATAGAATTTTCACCATTTGTGTATTCTAATAATCGTTTTGACACGCTATCTTTACATGTCTTCCCTGAAAGTGCCAAAGCTTTTGGCACAACATAATCTTTGGGATACGCACCTTTAAATGGCGCTAGCACTTCATCCCATGAAAGTCCCTTGACTCTCTGTTCATAAGAAAAAAGTCCTTTGGCTTTAACATTTAATCCAAGGGAATTCATTACATCTGCCACTACTGACTTACCACAATTATAAGCATATGCGGGATTACTTTTATCATAATCAGGATTTGCTCTTCGACATGATTCCTCAATTGATGGTACACTAGAATGCAATTTAAAACCAGTCTCTGAGGACAATTGTCTGATTTTATCAGAAATTATACCATCATCTCCGCCACTTCCAGCCTTTTTTCCAAGCATCGATTCGACTTTTTGTTTTCCGCGCTCAATAGCCTCATCAGAATTACCGGCTTTCTTATTGTTAAGCAGAGCATCTACTTTCCTTTTGCCTACACTCACATACTTGTCAAGTTTTCCCGATTTCCCAAGACGATATGCACCATAGGTTACAAGAGCTGTGGCTACTACTGTTGCTCCAACCTTAATAGCCTTCTTCTGCTTATCTGTCAATCCTTTCCCATCGGAACTATTATCAGTATGCTGTTTTTTACTCGGTTTGTCAAGTGATTTTCTCCATCCAGCTTTTTTCTCTGATGCAGAATGCCTGGAAGCACCTATTGGATAAGGCGGTCCATTCCTTTTACCCCATTTCATACCGAGAATGCCGTGATGGTATAAACTGTTTTCCATTTTGAATTATCACCGCCTTCTATCAATTTTAATGCAAACAAAAGAGACCATGTTTCCACAGTCTCCGTCTCATAGTTATTTCAACACTCTTAATTCACTTAAAATATCAGCTAAACGTTCACCATTGCTTTTTCTTTTGTCGATTTCAACCCATTCTTTGTTTGTGAGTTCTCTGCGCAATCTCCAATAATGCCCTAAAGACCGATCGTAACAATACAAATCTTTTAAATCTTTTTCTCTTCTCAGCTTACTATGTCTGCTTACAACCTTCACTCCAGTTGTAACCGCGCCAATTGCAGCTGGACCAAGAATCAGAATCATTTCTTTATTATTACAAATCCAATTTCCTGCATCATCTGCTTTACGCCGAAACCACTCTTTTACCTGAGCCTTCTTCGCTTCTTTTCTAAACTCCTCAATAGTAATACCACGTTCTTTCATGATAATCTCCTTTCAGTGTTTTCTTCATAAAAGGAGGTGTGTTTTTAGCGTGGGTATGTTATAATATTTGAAAACATTTAAGGAGGACATACAGATGCAGCTCCCCCACATTACCAAAAGCTTCTTTAAAACACATTTCAAACATTTTCACTGGGAAAGCTAAAATGGTAGTTATAAATTTTCGAAAAGTATCACCGCATGTAAATGCCGCAAGTACTTTAATTATTGACGCTGTTAAAAAGAAAGCTGATTACGCGCCAGATATTGCAATATTGGCCGAAAAGGGCATGTCCCAAAAGAATATTGCAAAATTACTTAACATGAGTAGTTCTTACGTATCAAAACTATTAAAGAAATAAAAAGAGGAAAAGCCCTTGTTAGGGCTTTCTCTCCTATGACCAATCAAATGGTTCGGTAAATATCCATTTTACAAATCCCAAATACGATCCTCTATAAGACTTATATGGAACATCATATTTATAAATTACATGTGCGACCGACATTTTTTCATCTTTCGATAATTTATATGTCAGTTTGCCATATAGCCACGTTTTAGTCATATCCCAAAATAATTTACAGCGATACATAATTTGTTCTCTAATCATGTTAATTTCCTCCTTTGATTTTCTTCGTAAAAGGAGGTGTGTTTTTAGCGTAGGTATGTTATACTGAAAATATTCTAATCAGCAATGTACATATAGAATCTTCTTGTTAGTCTTTCTCTCTTTTTCAATGTTTCCCCTTTCAGCTTTCACTGGCAACATTAAGACGCCATTCGTACTCGCTTATCATTCGATTTGTTGATTCAATAACAGCCGAACTGAGAGGATGGTCGAAAAGGAGTTTCACTTTCAAATACATATACGATTTTACTGCTTCCATTTTAGAATTGTCCTTGATAAAATCTGTCCAAACTGCTTTATCGTCTTGAATTACAAACCCATCCTCCGGACCAATTCCAAGCTGGGTTAAAATTGAAAATACAGAATTTATATGCATGATAATGTCTGCATCAAAGTGAGTATAATCCTCTGTTATCCCGAGCATCTTCTTGATAGATGTTAGTATGCTCTCCATAATCTCTCCTTATCTTTTACAATTCAATGTGTTATTATGTGAGTGGACATCATCTCATATCACCCCCAGATTCATATGATTATTTCATCCCTGTTGAAAGGAGGTGATAATATGAGACGATCAATGTCCACAAAGGCTACTAAGTCATTTAGCCAGGCTGGTAACAAAAGAGTCGTGAACGTTCGTATATCGAATGGAAGTACGGCTATTACCAAAAAGGCTACTATTAAGAAGAAGTAAGCCGACAGAGGGGTGTATACAGCACCCCTCTTTTTATATCCTCCACGGACATGCATTAATATATCCATGGTGAATATCTTGATATTTTTAACAACTTATAGTTGACATTCCTCAAAAATAATGTATAATGAAAGAAAATATACAGGAAAGGAGTTGATAGGTATGATAGAATATTCCAAATTCTATAAGGTGAAAAATCAAACACCAAAAAATGATTCACCGAAAAGCGAAGAAACTATTCGCAAAGAAGCTGAATTGGCTGAATATAAAAAACTAATTCAGAAACTTGGTTATGCGTATTTTGACGACTAACCGTTTGCAAATCGAGAAAAGAGTTTAAGGAGGTCTCTTTTTCGATTTGTTATCCTGTATATTTTCAATCAAGCTTTATGAATATTTCCACGGACATGTATCATTCCTGTTGCGCTCAACAGGAACTTGTATCAGCAATGTATCATCTCCATAGTGAATAGCATTGTGTGTATTATGGCTTGTACATATCAGATATTCCGGGTCTAACAGGAATCTGCTTCTGGATTCTATATCTTTTTTCGATATTGGATTCATATGGTGAATCAAGATTTTTCCATAGATATCATACCCTTCCACGCCAAGATCACATCCAGTATCTCTGACGATTACAAAGTCACGAATTGATTTCCACTCCTGCGACTTATAAAATATCTGATTGATGAATCTGTCAAAACCAAATGTTTCTTCTCCGACAATACCACTCAACCGCAGATACTTATAGCGTTCCTCGAAAGTCTTCAACTGGAACAATTCTGAATATGTTTTAATACTCATCTTCTCTGCTCCCTTGTCCGCTGTAATCCCGCATAGCATTTAATGCATCAGCATAAAGTTCCTCAACTCTTTTTGCTGATTTCAGATTTTCTGTTTTAGCATCTATCAGTTCTTTCTGCTTCTCTAATATTTCCTTTTCAATTTTCTCTTTTGTTGTTCCAAGCTTCAAGTAATGAGTAATAACCTGTGATGAAGCCGTACCTTCTATTAGTTGTTTCTCTGCAAGATCCACAGCCAAAGCTATCAATTGATTCTCCCTTGCTTCAGGAGAAATAGCAGGTTTTATCTTTCTTGGATCTATAGATTGTTTTGTTCTTTTTGCCATATTTATCACCAACTTCTATTTCATTAGTTCTAACTTTTGTAATCGTTTTAGATAACATTTAAATGGCTTCATAAAGCTGTCTGGACGCAATTTGTCATTTTTTTATT